TTTCTTCCCCAACCATAAAACCTTCTATTAAGACGAAGCTTATTTAGATAATCAATTTTCTCCAACGTGGTTTTTTCTTGTGTTGTTAGTTTATCAAGAACGTTATCCAGAAATATTGATTGTGTGATTTGAAATGTCATTTTATTCTTTGATTTTTAGAGGTTTGCAATAGACTCTGGGACTAACATAATGATTGAAAAATATCCAACCAACTTTATCTCCACATAGAATGTTTAGTTTATAGTATCTTGAATATTCAAATATTTTATCGCTACGCCAACCGGATTCATCAACTGAGCAATCAACGGAATTTGGGGAAAAACAATAAAGAGGTTTTTTAAGTGCGATAAACGTTTGACCTCTTGGAATTACATCAAATGGAATGGTTGGATCATAATTCCATTTACGATTGGTTCTTCTACGAATAATGCGATTATGTTTTAATTCTGGTTTTTCGTAATAAAGCGTTATACTTTGGCGTAGGATATAGATTTGTCCGACTTTCCAGAATCGTTTACCGCCTGGAATAAATTCTTGATGAACGATACGTTTTCGTCCTGGCATAGAATTTACCAATTCTGTGGATTGCGATAATCGTGTTTACGAGCCTTTTGACGGCGTTTACGACGATCACGCATGGCACCACCACCGAGATTAAAAAGCATGAATTCAGCGATTGCTGAACGGTGCTTAAGAGGCTTCTTATTTTTCTTATTGTTAGACATAAGCTTATTATAAGTAATTCTTAAGCAGATTTAAATCCATTATTTAGTGTAATAATTTCGGGGATTTAGAGAGCGACGATCCCAATGGGGTTTGAACCCATGCTCTTCTGAGTGAAAGTCAGACGATTTAACCGCTAATCTATGGGACCATTATAGAAGTCTATTAAACTTCATAGAACAACTTTTAGAACAAAAAGTATTTTTGGTTTTTATTTGCTTATCCCGAAAATAACTTTTTTCACATAAAGAACAATTATATTCGTATTTTGGCTTGTATCCGTCGTATAAGGTATATAACTTGTTCGTCTTTGTCTTATACCTTAACATAACATAGTCAAAGCATACTTTTAAATCATTTTTGTAAAGAATTTTTACTTTGTATCCTTTTTCTTCAGCCAACCTTATTTTAGCTTGAACCTTATCCTTTTGTTCATACCCTTTTATTTCTACAATAACATTTTCTTCTTGCAAAAAATCTGGAATGTATTTTATCTTGCCATTTGTTAACGTTCCAGGGAATCTACTAAAAGGGATATTGTGATCTAAATTATAAATGACCCAGCATAATTCATATGTTGAGCCGCAATATATGCCTTTATAATGTCCAGACTTGCTTCTACCCGATCCTTCTCTATATCCACCACTTGCTTTTATTGCAAATTGATTAGAGCATTCTATAGAACAATATTTTTTTTGAATCTTGGATGGCAGAACAAAAAACGTTTTACCACATTTGCATTCTTTTTTCGTTTTTTCTAAAATGCGATTTTGATTTGCTGTTAAAACTTTTTCGCTATTTTTAGCTGATTGAGATTTTTTCTTTTTATCTTCTTCAGACCATGTTCTACTATTTGAACATTTTCTACTGCAAAATGATCTGATATTTTTTTTGCCATTAACAAAAAACCGAGTTTCACATTTCTTACATATTAATTCTATTTCAGTCATAATATATAATTATATTGTGGAACCCGGTTTTTGTATTTGATTTTATTGTTCTGATTAACTTCTTGGCAAACTCCAGAAATCATTTAAAGTATTGCCACATTCCAATAAATGCCATCCATTAGATAAATGCAATTCTCTCCGGAAACCTCTTGCTCCCCAATGATCAATTCTTCTATCACAAGGAGCCCTTCTGGGAGATCTCAATAATCTACCAACATGATTATAAACTGAAATAAAACCGTTTCTGCGAGCACTCCACGGTAAATCAACCGTTTCTCTCCAACCATATGGTTCTTGAAAATCCGCTCTAAGATGTGGAATCCATCTACGAGAATCTGTTCGTTCGGTATTAAAAGTTCCACGTGCATATGCTCTCATAATTTCTAATGTAATTTCTCCATTTCTACTACGATTTCGGAGAGCATGATAGATAAATGTGCAATCATCTGTACTTGTTTGGAATCCTGCTTCGCTTACACAAATGCGGGCTAAAGCCAATTGAATTTCTGCATTTGGATCTATCGGTGGTGGTTCATAATGACTCATCGCATCCGGATCATAATTGCAGGACATTATTTTTTCCACAAATATTTTTCTAACATTTGGGATTTCATCATTTGTATTTGATTGTTCAGAAGTAAACAATGACATTAATACAAATGGGATCAACATAAAATTTTTCATATAACCTCCTTATAAAAGGAAAAATGGGCTGTTTTTCAACAAAACCCATTTGATTCCTTTTTTCAGTTATTTTAAGTATATGTCAAGTTTGCGTATTTGACTTCATTGTAGGGAAAAATACTACATCCCTGAGATTACTCACACCGAAGAGCAAACTTGCCATACGATCAATCCCAATACCACAACCACTCTGAGGCGGCATACCATGTTCCATGCATTCCAAAAAATCTTCCTCAATCATCATAGCCTCATCATCACCATTGGCTCGCTCCTGCATCTGAACTTCAAGCAATTGACGCTGTAGAACCGGATCAGTCAATTCTGTATAACACTTTACAACTTCCCAACCCTCTACAATAAATTGCCATTGTTCAACCGTCTTAGAGTCTTCTGGATGCCTTGCCGCCATCGGACTCATATGAGCAGGATAATCAATAACAAAAATTGGATCATGAAGCTTTGGACGAACATCAGTCTTAAACAATTGATCCGCTTCCCTACAAGTCATATCATCCGGATTCAAACCAGTATGTTGCATAAACAATTCACGATAATTTACAATAGGCGCTTGATGCCAACTTTGTAGCTTATTCTGAATTTCTTCATTCCCAGGAGCATTAAATGCCTTCCAAATATGAAAAAGCATATTCCGGAACAAATCCATATTGTCCAAATAATCCCAATATGACGCATACCATTCAAGAGAAGTAAATTCCTGCAAATGAGAAGCATCAATACCTTCATTCCGGAATTGCTTGCCAATCTCATATACACGATCAAATCCCGCAGCAGTCATACGCTTCAAATATGTTTCGGGCGCAATACGCATATATAGATCCGTATCAAGAGCATTATGATGCGTAATAAATGGACGAGCTTGAGCACCACTCGCTTGAGGAGTAAGAATCGGTGTCTCTACTTCCATAAAATCCTTAATATCCAAATAAGAACGAATAGATTGAATCAATCTACTCCTATTACGAAATAGCTTACGAGATTGTGGAACAGTAGCACATTCAAGCCATCGCTTACGTCTAATAAGCTCTGGATCGGTCATACCATGCCACTTATCAGGAAAGCTTGCATGAGCCTTCTGAAGCCTCTGGAAAGCCCGATTAACAAGAACCGTGCGTTCTCCAGTAGATGAAGTCCAAACCTCTCCTTGAATACCAATAAGATCACCAATACGAGGTGTAGATGACCAATCCTTATATTGTTCCTCAGTTAGAAGCTTTTTATTAAAACAAAACTGAACCTTGGTATCACTATTGTCCGAAATATGTCCAAAACTTACTCCTCCCATTTTACGATAAGACAATACTCGTCCAACAAGAGAAACAGGATAACCATCATTTAGATGATTAATCTGACTGGCATAATCAACATCGTCTGTATTCCAAAACATTATATAACCTCAGTTAATGGTTCTAAGATCATTATAACATAATTGAACGGAATATAAACCGTTATTATAAAATATCGAATTTAATATTAGATATTATATGTTTGCCACCGGCATCACCGGTAAAAGAAGAAAAACATAATAAAAATGGTTTATCGACTAATGAATAAAATGGAATATCGCTAAATGCATATGCTACTACTGGCATATCATTAACACGAACTACAACGGTTTCAAGTTCATCAGAATATATGATTTCAACAAATTTTTCTTTTCCATCATTGAATCTTTCATGACAAACTGCTTGAGCTACTTTTGTTCCTTCAAAGTAGATTACAATTTCATTTCCGCTGTTATTTTCTAAATTTTTAAATGTATCCATTGATACAGCAAAAAGTTCTTGTTGATCTTCAGAATATAATTTCATCCGGATGCCGTCACCACCGAGGCCATCAACATCTGAAATTCCTTCAGAATCCGAAATTTTAGCAACATATGAACAAATCCAAGATGCATCAGAAACTTTTATAGGAGACATTAAAAGCAATTCCCCTTCAGAATGAAGTCCAGATGTTAATACAACTTCATTTCCTTTCTTCTCAGCTTGTCCTTTAAGTTTGATTTTAACTTCTTTTTGTGTCATATGACTTTATATCATTTATTCAATATTATATACTTTTCATATTATATAATTAATATTATACAATTGATGAAAGTAATAAAATTAATTAGTCAACATATTCCAATTTGGTCAATGCTTTGTGGCGATCATGCATTGCAGGTAGTTGTAAATAACATCAATCCTAAATTAATATCGCAACCAGATTTTCTTAATCCATTAGAAAATAAATTGAGATTGGATGTATTCAAAGATCGTCGCAAATGGATATGGGATTCAATGGGTGATAACGTTGCTTTTGCTTTAATAGAAATAGATATTCAAGAATTATTAACATTTAACACGTGTTTTTCATATGTTTCCTTTGAAGAATTTATTAAACAATATAGTAAAGCTTATAATAAAAAAAAAGGTTTTTTGATTAAAAGACCAAGACACAATTCCGATTTAGAAAAAAATAAAGAAGCTGTGGAATACGTTTGTAAAAATCTTGCAAACAACATAGAAGCTTCATATTCAAAAATGACTTATCAATTAAAATCAAAAAATATTGTTGATCCCATGTTTAATAACGAAAAAAATATATTTTTAGCAGCAAATCGTAGTTTATTGATGAAATGCAAAAATAATACTATAAAAATAATGGATGGCACGCATCGTTTAACTGCATATGCTATAGCTAAAACAAATAAAAAATGCATTCTTCCTGATAGATTATATGCATTCTACTGGGAAGAAGCTTAATTTTTTTGTATATATGGGAAAATGCTATATGTTATGCCATGTTTTTTAAACATAAAGGTTCCTAACACAGTTCCATATAATATAGATTTAGTTTTTAACAACGCCGCTAATCCACTTTGGTTCATCCAATAACGAGCACCAGTTTCCGTATTCTCCCAAAGTATCTTGCCACCATAATACATATTAATAAATCGTAAATTAGCATCAAATGGACGATTCTCCTTCCATTCATACCGGTTTTCCCAATATAATTTTCTCATTTCATAACGAGTAATTTGATGAGGAACACTACCAACTGGCATTCCAGTAAGTTTGTCTACGTCCTTCAAATAGGGAATCCGATATGTGCTTTTCTTTCGTGGCATCAATAATAAATATATTGATATTCATTACTGTAGAAGTTTTATCTTTGGCAATAATAATCCAGTCTTTTTATTGATAAAACGCCGCCATTTTCGCAACATTCTTCTCAACCACCATAAAGGTCTTCTAACATATCCATCTTTACGTTCATGACAAGGAACACAAAGCGGTTGAATATTGTTTGCAGAATTAGAACCACCTTCACTAATCGGAATAATATGATCAATCGTTAAATTATGACGACCCCTTTTTCCACAATCCGCACATTGAAATTTATGAATCTCTAATATTTCAATCCAATCAGCTAAACGTATACGACCAGCATTATAACGGCGAGTCCTACGATGCCGATTATTACTACGTATCCGTAAACGCTCCGCATTATAACAATCAAAACATATCTTAAAATATCTTTTTGATCTTTTTCTAAAACGCAAATTACGAAAACATAAATTACAACCAGTTTTCTTGCATAAAATAATCATACTTCAATTATAACGTCAGACGTATCTCCATATGGCTTAATTAGCATTTTACCATATTGTTCACGATTAATCGTATAATACGCCTTACGAATTCCATAATTGAGCAATACATTCTCACAAATAGGACATGGACGGGCCATCCCGGGCCCACCATCAAGTTTCTTACGACGTGCTACAAATATCTTACAACCACGCAAATCAACCTTGCTACGTGCCTTCAATACCGCATCCTGTTCAGCATGAGTAGATAAACAAAAATCTCTGCCTCGTCCACGAGTAATATCAGCATAATGCTCAACAAATGCATTGGTATTCATTTTGTTATACCCAACTGATATAACACTACCACCCTTAACAATAAGAGCACATAGATTATAATCCATCTCCTCATCAAAGGGATAATCATCAGCATATTGCATAGCAAGTCTTAGATATCTGTGCATATACCAATATTATCATATTATTAATTTAATATAAACTAATTTAGAGGGGACGTTTTACTCCTTATAAGAAAATATCCAACCTGCTTTTGTCATTTTCATATGCCCTCTCAATATCTTTCTTATTGAAACAGGATTTACAAATATTTCTTTTGCCGCTTGTCTAATAGCTAAAAATTCAATTTTTTTATCAGGTTCAGATATGTTCCAAGCGATTATGGGTTTTCCTCTCTTTATTCTTGCAGCAGAACGTAAAGCTTCAATCCTCTTCTCCGATTTTGCGTATTGTAATAAACACTTTCTTGATTTTTCAGCATGTTCTTCTGATAATTTTTTACCCTTATGTGGTGAAGATAAACCAGTATGTGCAATCGCAATCTTTCTCTTGGTTTCTTCTGAATGTTTGGCTCGGGGAACACCTTTCATTCTTTCACCAACTTCACGTATCTTCTTTATCATTTTTTCTCTAATCTCAGGATCTGACCATTGTTTTTTTGAAGCTTCAGAATTTTTCTCAGAAATATTTTTACGATGTTCTTCACTTTCCCACATCTTTTTTGAAGCCAAAGAATGTTTTTTCTTTGTTATTTCAGGATTCTTACTCCAACAACCATCAGTCGCATTAGCTTCCTTACGAAGATTATAACAATTATCACGTGAACCTTGATATATGTCAAGATATCTCTGTTCAACTAAAAGACGATCGTTTTTATCACCTTCAACAACCTCAATAACCTCAAAAATAAATGCATCTGTCCCACATGCATTGAAATCAGCTTGCAAAAATTTATTGTAATGCTTGCCAGCTTCTAAAGCTTTAACATGTTGTTTTGAACGTCGTTTAAATTCTTTAGCAGAACCATAATATGTTCTACCATTCAACTTATTAACAATTTTATATACGCCAGACTTGAGAGATTTACCTTCAAATTTAAATTCCATATACTTACTCCTTTATAGTAAGTATATAACAGAGGGGGCATTTTTACTTATCAAATATCCATGAAAACTGATTCCAGTATGGATTTCTAAAATCTTGACCAGTTGCACCAGCTTGATGTTGATTATATTTATTTTGCATATCTTGAAATTGAGCATAATCCTTAACACCATCGCTGGTCATAATCGGAGGAACATATGCATTCTTTTCTCCAAATTGATTGCCAATCGGAGACATTGTCGTAGTAGATTTACTCATACCAGCTATCATTGCCATTGTCACTTGTTTATCATCCCAAGCATTAACACCGGCAGCTTCATATAAAGAATTACCTATAGCTAAAGCTAAAATCAAATCATCATTATAAGATTTCATTGCTTGAGCTTTATTATTTTTCCAAACGAAAGTTTTAAATTCTTCTACGGTGCGAGCTGAATATATTTTAAGACGCCGAGTTCTTATAACCGTTTCCAATTTGGCTAATATCTCATCACGATTCTTCGGTCCAGTTGTAAATCCAGGTAAATCATTCACAACATCTGCCGTAGTATACGCCATATACGCATTACTACGATGTATACGTTCATAATAAATGTTAGGATATTGCGCTCTTTTAATATCCGTTGCAACTATCAAACCAAATGAATTCAATTCCGGACATAATAAAGCTTGATTATATTTAAACCCTAAATCCATCATCAACTCAGATAAACGTTCTGGTGGACATTTACCTTGATATTCACAAACAACTTCATCAGTATTTGTATCAATAACTTGCAACGTTGAATAATCATCAGCATCACCACGAGATACGTCAGCAGAAATAATATATTTGTGATTCGGTTCTGCATATTTCCAAATCCATACATCACCTCTATCACCATATGTGGCTACAGGTTGTTTTATTTGAGATTCCATATCTTCTATAACATCAGAAGATAAAAAGTTCTCACCAGAAGCAGCAAAACTACATAATAATTCTTGAGCTACACCACGTTCACCTTTGGCTGGTAAAATTTCTGCTCTTTGTGCTTCAAACCATTCTTGATCTCTTTCTGGATGAACCGTCCAAGGAAGTTCTATTCTATAGAAATTATTATTTCCTTTACCGGGATGTGGTTGACCTTCACCATCTTCACCATCTTTAGCGCCAACCCAAATTTTATGGAATAATGTTCCTACACCAGATGGAGAAGAAATAAGAATCGCAGAACCACCAGTAGATAAAGTAGGCCATAAACCAAGCCACAATTCATCAATACCATCAACGTGGGCAGCTTCGTCAATAATTAACAAAGAAAGTGCTTCAGAACGACCAGCATCAGTTCCAGTTGGAACAGCTTGAACTTTAGAACCGTTTGAAAATTCAAGATATCTAACAGATTGAGCTTTAACTTGAGGCATTACAAGCCATTTAGGAAGGTTGCTATACATACCATTAACCTTCTTAATGAAATTTTTTGCAACTTCAAGTCGTGTAGCAATAACAAGAATATTTTTTTCACGTTGAAATAATGCCATCCAAAGTGAATAAGCAGCAGATAAAGTAGATAAACCTAATTGCCGACTTTTATTCGTAATAACGAAACGATGCTTTTGGAAAGCCTTTAAACAATTATCTTGATATGGAAAGGTTTCAAATGGAATTGGACCTTTAACTGGATGAGAAATTTTAACATATTTGGAAATAAAATAAGATGCATCTGTGCCGCATCTCATTATTTCTTTTAATTGTGCCGCACGATTTGGAACTTTTCCAATAGTCGTGGGTTTCGCCAACTTCGTCATTCAATCTCCACAAGACAACCAAATCTATAATATGCTTTTCTGTTTCCAGTATAATTGTAATAAGAAATATATTCTATATCTTCATTACAAGTTTCTTCTTGTAATGTAAAGTCTGGAACTGATTGACCTGGAAATTCTTTTGAATAATTTTCTTTAACAGTTTTAAGAGCACTTTCAATCATAGAAAGAGCTTCTTGTCGGAAACGAGGCATAAGTTCACGCATCATTGTATCAGAACCAAAATTAACAATTGTTAAATAACGAATTTTAAGTAAACCATCGTCTAATAAATCAAATTTAATCGATTGTGTTTGATATACCCGACCATGATTGCTGCTATCTGCACCAAAACTTGTATTTAAAAGTCGGGATAAATTAACAAATTTTTGATAATCCTTAATAAGCATATTTGCGCCTCATATTTTCTTTAATTATACCCGATTTATCGGAAACTTATCGGTGAACGTGCAGATATTCTCCTCATTTCTATATATTCCACCCATTCTTCCCAATTCTTATCCGGATTTTTTTCTTCTTGCCAATTAATTCTTTTATCTCCACTCCAACGATTATCACAATGAGAACAAATACCTACCTTACGATATGAAATACTATCTTCAATTGTTTTCATAGGATAACAACAAAGCTTACAAAATAAAGGAACTATATTGCTTTGATCAATAGGTTTAACAACTACAACCTTACCGTTATGTAAACTCTCTATCTTTTTTTCCATATAAAAGATATTATGAAAGTAAGTAAGTTAAAAGTCTGAAAACATTACTTTCATTTAATTGTTCATTAGGCGTTTCTAAAAATCTTAAACCTTCTGAAGTTATAGAATCAACACTTATATGCCAATGTGGTCCAGCACCTTGTGTTTCATCAATTAATTCAAAAATTGCATAATTGCGATCACTTATAAAATCAACCATTCTTTTTATATTGTTGCCAGGATTTGTCTTTGTCCCATAATCCAAAGCATTTCCATTTTGATGTTCCGACATCGGACTATTCGCAACAATCTCAATTGATTTTTGAACAATCTTTTCCGGAACACCACCAATCAAAAATCTACGGTTCCTATCCCATAAATCAACCAATTCTCTCGCTACTTCACCAGCAGCAGAACTACAACTTTTACATTTCTCAGAATAAAGATCAATCACATATTCAGAACCATTATTCTTCCAAAGATTAAGCATCGCTCTAACTTGACGTTCCGGTGGACGTAAACCACTTGTAATAATAGGTTCCGGCAAATCTAATAGCTCCGCTACCTTATCCATTAATAAAGCAAATTTTTGCGCTTTATCACTAATACTAGGATCACTATCCTTATAAGCTACCGGTGGATCATTCCACGTATCATAATCGCCAAAACTAATCTTTTCTTCTTTTATATAACATTTCATGCCATTAATTATTTCTTTTCCCCCTTATAACCATAGGATTTTCTTTAATTAACCAAAACTCTTTAGGTAAAGGCGGCTCCTCTCCCTCTTTAAACCACATCAATTTACGTCCCGCTGTTGAATTATATACACCGATAATCGTTATCTCTCCAGCATGAACTAAATCATGACAAGAATGACATACAACAGCTAAATTCGATATGTTATTAGATGATCTTTCATCGCATCTGGGAATAATATGATGTATATTTAATGCGGCAGATTTATTAAAGCCACATATCTCACATTTATCTTTAATTAAATTTCCAGAACCATATTTTTTCTAATCATTATGAATATTCTCATTGAAAATTTTGGTTTTAAAAAACTCTACGTATTGCGATTCTTTTTTAAACGTTTTAATATGACATGGACGGCATAAAGTAATTCCATTTGTAAGTTCATGCATTAATTTTTTATTTTCTCTTACTGGAATTATATGGTGTGCTTCAATATATATTCCTTTTGTATCGCACCATTTACATGTATATAAATCTCTTTCAAAAACTTTTTCCCGCCATTCTTTCATAGCAATATTAGCTCTTAAACTTTTATTTTCTCTTTTTATTTTAGAACGATCTTTTATCCACGCATGATGTGCTTCTCCTCTATTGTGCTGCTTAAAACAATTAACCGAGCAGAAATAATGTACATGTTCCCTTAATTTTTTCCATTTTTCTTCTGAAGCTTTTACTTCGTAATTAATATGACAATTAGCACATGTTTTTGTTATAGTTGTTTGCACAGTTCTATGTTCTAAAGCGCATGTAACGCTACAACATTTTTGTGCATGATCATATGTGTAAAAATTTTGATTGCATCGTGAACATGTTTTACATAATTCTTTAATTTTCATTCTATCTCTATAGGAACAATTTCGTGAACAATAAACAATACCGTTTTTAGATTTAGCTTTTCGATATTCATATTTTGATTTTGTTAACTGATAATCATTACTACAACAAGGACAGGATATATTAATATATTTGTTTTTATGTCTGCACTCTTCAGAACAATAAACTATTGAATTACGACTACAATTAAAATCTATTCCACATTCTTTACATGTTTTTTTCATTCTTATTTTTTGTCGATATTCTTTTGAACATTCTACTGTACAACAATTTATTTTTCCTATTCGACTTTTCCACACTTTAAATAATTTATCACAGTTTTTGCAATTAATATATGTCATATTTATAAATATGATTCACAATCAACTTTTAACATTTATAATTAATCACTATAGCTAAATTATGATTATCATTCGTGCATCTTGAATCACATTGTGGAATAATATGATGCAAATTTAATGCGGCTCGACGATCATAACCACATATCTCACATTTATCCTTAACTAATTTTTGTTGTCCAGATTTACGTCTTTCTTTCATAAGTTCACCAAAAGAAAAACCCGGAAGAATTTAATCCTCCGGGTCTTTTCATCCTATCCTCACAATCATCTCATACGACGGGTCTGTAAACTACCCGCAATCCTATCACATTCCATAATAACATTCTGAAGATTTGGACTTGTATATGCCTCACTCATCAAATTTCCCAAAGAACGATATGTCGTCAAATCTACCATTGTTCCAATCTCTTGAAGAATAGCCGTCGCTCTACTCCAAGTCTCCTCACTATATCCAGAACACAACTGATTCTGATATATACCAATAAGCTGAATTGCACGCTCAGAAGGAGTTGGTTGATTACGACGATAATTGTTAGTTCTCTTATTACTTGTATTCTTAGCCATTTTATTTTTTTTATCTTTTATTTGTTAAAGGTTAATATTATTGTTTAAAACTCAACACCATCAATGTTTATTGTCTGATATCCAATTTCCATTGCTGCTTCTGATAATTCTGGTCGTTCATATGCTGCACTACCAAAATCAACACCCTGTATACGAGCACCACCAAATACCCATTCAGATTTAATCACACCCTTATCATCTAACCATTTAATCGTAAACTTAATCTTTTCTTTCTTACAAGCTTCCAAAATCCTCTTAAATGGGTAATCATCCCTTGGAACAGTATATACCGCCACCATTATACTGCTCTTCTCCCTGATCGTTTGATTATCACGATGTTGAGAAAATATAATCTTAGGAAGCTCAATAGCCTTAATCCTAAAAGGCTCAATATTATCACAAACTAATATAAACTTATCCGAAAAAATCTTCTTAGGAGCTTCCTCTCCTTCCTCCTCTTCATCTTCATCTGATTCCGCTTTATTAGCCTTAGAAACCAATTTCTGTAAATCAGAAGGTGCTGGTGGCTCCTCCTCAATTTGCTCCTCCTGAATCTCCTCAACAGGCTGCTCTTCTACCTTACGAGTCCGTTTACGAGTCTTGATCATACTTCTTTTGCTATTAACAATAATGCTCATGTTATTACTTTCGATTCAAGTCCATCATTATATATTTCTATTATTTT